AGGTTTAACAAAGTTTCAGCGCTGAGCTGGTCTCTGGTGTACGGCTCTGGGTCCCACGGGTTAAAAGAAGATTCAAGTTGAATAGTCTTGCCTTCATAATAGCCATAAAAATCATGGGTGTCATAATAGGCGCCTGCTGGACCGTTCTGGTCGCCTGGTTGATATTGGGCTATGTCTCCATTGTCCCACCAGGTTTTTTCATCAATAAAAACTTGAGTGTTGTAATCTGGGTGCCGAAGTCTCCACTCATCGCGTAGCATCACTCGCTCTGTCAGGTCATCGCAGTATCGACGCAACTGCTCATAATGTGTCGTCATTTTTGCCTTCTTTCGTGGGCGCTGAGGGTCTCGAACCCCCGACCTACTCGGTGTAAACGAGTTGCTCTACCGCTGAGCTAAGCGCCCTTTCGTACCGCACCAGGGAATTGAACCCTGCAAATGGATGTTTATAAGACATCTGTGTTCTACCAGCTCACCCGTGCGGCTCGCGATTACGCCCGCACGAAGGCGGGCTAACCTATCGGCCAGAAGTACGGAATGTCTGTAGCCACGTCCCAATCATAGCGCGAGTAGAACACAAAGTCTTTTCTAAGAAGATTGCTCTTGTGGCTGTCATGTACGCGCATGTCACCCCACCAGATGGGGAGATCATCTTTGTCTGGTTTGATAATAGAAATTATCTTTTCCCTGCAGGTGTCCTTGTATCCACGTGAGATCCATTCGTCACATACGGCAACACCGTATGCGGCAAGCCCTGCAATATTGTCCTGCCACATTTTAGTTGCTGGATGGTTGCGCCATCCGTGATGTTTTCTACCCGTTACTGGAATAAGCGACTGAATAATTTGCAACGTTTCTACACGCTGCTTCCCAAGGCGTCTCATGTCTAGAGATTGTGCTGATTCGATAAAATCCGTGTACGGAATAAACGTTTGCATTTCCCCTCTTCTTTAAGTTAGCAAACTTATGTTTTTATATTTTTAGCTGATTCTATTGCCATTTCGTCACCATCTATGATTACGTCTGGCATTAGGTTTCTTATATCAAGAAGTTTATCAACAACTTCCGAAACCGAAACCTGAACAAACGGACTATGGCTCATTTGGATAGATAATTCCTGAAGGTATCTGTCCAGGGCAATAATTGGTGCTGCATCCTTCATTTTTCTTTCCACATAGCCAGAAAGGGCTTCGTATCGCGCTTGGCGCTTATCTTCAGAATGCTCCACTGATCAAAATTTAACACATTTCGGGACAATTAGTCAAGAAGCAGAAAAGCCTAAAAAATAAAATATTAGGGGGTTGTGAAATCTTTAAAGACTACGTATATTTGCTTCACCTACACCAACTAGGGCAAATAGCCCAAAGGAGTTAACTACATGTCGGAGTACAACAAGCTCAAAAGCAAGGGTCTCAGCAAGGGGCGACCGCCACTGAGCGCGGAGGAGCGCCAGGAACGAAAGAAGCTCAACGCAATCAAGCAAGAGGCTCGGCGTCGGGCTCACCTCGTTCTGCAGCACCGCTATGCGGATGAGTATCAGAAAATCTACGCGCAGGAGCTCAAGGAGCTCAGTAAGTAGTAAAAACTACTCCTCGTTCGGAGACGAAGACCGCTTGGGTTGATCTTTTGATAGCCCAAGCGGTTTTCTTTTTTTCCTATCTATTCTGTTCAGGGCAATGCTGATCGCAGAGGAAATTTCCTCCATATCGTCAAATGTTTTTGCTTGTTTTTTATAATGCTCAGAAATCAATTTCTGTTGCTCCAGCCTATCCGCTTCGAGCAGTTCAATGATTTTCTGTGGATCTTTTTCGTCGCCAATGATCTCTTTCCATGGCCTGCCACCAATCATTAGAAATCGTATTCCCTTCCTCGTTGTTTCTTGACCTGATGTGATCGCTTTCGCGATTCACCATACTCGGATGACACCCAAGTATCAAAGTCATCTGGTATCCCCGATGTTGCCCTTACATAACGCGAGTACTCTTCTAGCAAATTCATGTCTTCTTCAAATTTTGGCATAATAAAATATTACCCCTTTTTATTACTTCTATTTCTAACGTTTGCGCCAGCAGTTCTGGCCTTAGCTGTATTTGGCACAAACTGTTTTCCGCGTCTACTGCCAGCAATTTTCTTTTTATTTGTTGCTGCGCGCTGTGCCGGAGTAAGCCTTGACCATGCCTTGGCTGGAAGGTATCTCCACATTCCGCCTTTTCTTTTTGCTGGCTTGCCATCTGAAGTTGTCCACTTTTCTCTAGTCCATTTTGATAGAGATCTTTGCGACTTACTTTTCTTCTTACCTCTGTAACCGCCACCAGCCTTCCTGTATTCAAGGGCGAGAAGTTGTGCTTTACGCGCAGACCACTGACCTGGGTTGCCACCCTTTGATCCGGCCATTATCCGCCTTTTAATACTTTCACGAAGTTCTGGTTTTGTATAGTTACCTAGCGATTTTTCAGATATAAGCGATGGGCTATTCTCTATAAATAAATCAACTCTCTCGCTAACCCATTGCGGAGTTGATCCATAAATAATTCTTTTATTATCTGTAACCATTTTTTAATCTTCTCTTTCTTTTAATTCATTATCCCTAGGACAAATTCAAGTCTGTCTATTGTTGCTTTAGATGTAAATGCACGCCTTAAATCTCTAGCTGGAGATAAAAAGTCCTTAACTGACTCTGCCCACAATTCCTGCATGTGATGAGATGAGTAAAGAGTCGGATTTATAAATGCGTTTGAGTAATCTGTATTATTAATAAGATCAGTAACTTGACTTAGCATTGTCTCTATTAACCTCTCCCTTTCTTCTCGATTTTCTTCAGGTATGGCAAGAATTGCGCGAGCGGTTGACGCAACTGCATTCGAATAACGTCTCTGCATTGACGCATTACTGTCCGGGTTGAGAACATCTAGCTCTCTTCTGATTTGCGAATTTTTTTTGGGGAAATGGCTATCGTCTTCATCAAATAATTCTATTATTCTTCTTAGTCGTTTTTTATCGACATCAGATAATCCATTTAGTAGATCAAGAACTTTTTTGTTCTTACCGCGAACTTCCTTATATCCCTGCTCTGCACCAAGTGCTTTGGCCAATACTGACCAAAGATAATGACCCCATTCGTGCCTAAATACATCTGTTGGCGACATAGTCCCCTGTTTCTCAATATATTCAAATACATCATTTTCTAGGACACTTTGCGTCATTGGTTGAAGAAGTTGATTTTCATTAATACCAATAATATTAAGACTGTATTCTGATACTCCAAGAATACCTGGTTTAGCCATCCCACCCATAACCATTTGTGTTGGGAAAACCGCTGGCATTCCAAAATTGTGAACTGCTTTCAAAAATTCTGGTGATTCAGTAAGAGCTAATTCAATAGTTGTCTTAAGATTTGAAATTAGGTCATCATCATAAAGAACGCCAATTCCACCAGTTGATGTATCATATAAATCCCTCGACACTATGCCCAATACCCTTAGACCGCTAATAGCAAGCAAATCCTCATCCTGGGATAAATTTTCCCCATTTGAACGTCGATTCATCGCATCGATAATTGCGTCTGAGTCATCTCCATACAATGAGTCAAGAATCATTCCCGTTAGTTCTTCTTCACTAGAAGGAACAACGATGTTCGTTATTTGCTTTGGGGTTAATCCACTAAATGAAGTTGGATCTTTAAACGAAATGGGTCCCAGGGTTTCGTAACTAAAGTCCCCATATTGGTAGTCCATAGATTCATGAAAAGAACGAAATAATTTCTTCCTTTCTTTTTTATCTGGGAAAATAGATTCTAATATTTTCTTTTTACTTGCGTCGCTTAGCTCCGGGTGAGCAGCTAGCATTCCCAATACAAGGGAAGCAGCACTGTGCTGTGTACTGTACAATTTATTATATGCATCGACTGCATTCCTTATCGAAGATTCAGGACTGCCGATCTCTATCCCAAAACCAGATGAGATAATATCTGTTGTGATATCTGGGTCAACATCTGGGGATGTTTGAAAATCTGGTGCTATATTCTGAAAAGCACTTTCAAGCAAATGATCTATAGCTAATGAAAGCATCTCAAAATCTGGATCTAGATCTTCATCCCCGGACCTGAGAATATCTAGCTCATCTTGCATTGTGTATGGGCTTGCATATGATAATTCTAGATTTTCATCGTCTTCATCTTTTTTAGCTTCTTCAGCCCTTTTAGATTCTTCTCGCTCTTTTTGTCTTTTTCTTTTTGCTTGTTTGCCAGATGATAAGCCATCTGGTAAGTTCGCATCGGGGCGCTCCCATGTCGTCCCATCCTGGACTAATTTGTCGCCATCTGCATCTATTGCATTGGGGTCAAATGCAACTACACGTGCACCCCTTTTTGCCATGGAGCCTATAGTTCTCCCTATTGCAGCCTTTTCCTTCAGTAGGCGCCGTTCAGCACGCGGTGAAATATTCTTGTATGTTATTTCTTCCTCGTACATGCATATATTGTAGTTCTTATCCCTTAAGGCGCTTGCCACACTTTGTGCAAATCGTTGCCCACGGATAAAAACGAGTCATATTCATTGGGTGATCACATTCAAGGAGGCTCTTTGCTGCAGTGTTAAGAGTTGACCTAATCCATGAGGAAAGCGTTACCCCCTCAAGTTCTGAGGCTTGCTTCCACTTTTCTCTATCTGATTCAGTTGTGCGTATGAGAACCTGTTTATCAGCAGTTCCGGAATCATCTTTCTGTATTGGTCTTATAGACATGTCGCCCGACTGCATTGCCCTCTCCATTGCTGCATGCATGTTGCTTTCTTCACTCATTGGATTCATCACTTTCAACTATTTCAGCCTCTACAACATCATCATCCCCACCCAGGATCTGCTTAACGGTTGATGGTGGCAAAACACCGGATATGCCCATAATCTCAAGAAGCTGTCTAGCTTCCGTTTCTGGATTAAATGCATCAATCTCAACTTGATTATTGGTTGATCCAGCAAGCGTTGCTTTAATTGTTTCATTATTTTTAGATTGAACATCCATCTGGACATTTAGGTTTACTTGGTCCATTCCTAGAAGTTTGGTTCTTCTGTCCATTATGGAGAGAACTTGCTGTATTGCTTTTAAATCTGGCTCAACATTTACCTCTGTGCCGTCATCCATCGTCACTCTTCTGTGCTGAGTGAGTGGCCATATGGCTTGCTGAAGACTGTCCAATCGTTCCAATTCCATTCTGAGAACTTCTGGATAAGCCATCAGAACTTCTCTATTCATTTTCTCGAGAGTTCTTTGTACTGCTTTGGATACAGCAGACGTTGTTATGCCAAATCTTCTTGCTATTTCCTGCGTAGACGTTCCAGCTTGGCGCATTTTAAATATGCGCATATCACGCTCATGTAGAAATTCTTTAGTTGCTATTTTATTGGATTTTTCTTCAGCCATGCTGTCACCTATGACAACAATAGCACCGTGTTAGAGCGTGATTTTTGAATACTCTTCTACTTCAAATGGGAATATCTTGCCTCTTTTTATCTTTAAAGGCCATTCCCTTTCATCGCGCGCCCCACGGAAATGCTTAACGTCGTATAGGTATGGAATTCCAGACACCATATCTGGCATCAGGGAAATTCCAAATTCAGGCCATCTTGACCAGACCGCCGATCCAAATGGACGCAAGTCTCTTGATGTCATTGATGTGCCTAGTGGGGCATGGTGTTCCAACCAGAGCGCACATCCATATATCGACCTTATGTAGTCAAGATACTTAGCTACCTCAACCGCAATCGCTTCTGATGTTCTTCCGCCTGGATCAACAAATGACTTATAAAGAGGGCCCATGACAATTATCTCTGGGTTTGTTTTCTCTATTTGCTCTTCAAGCAGCATTCTGTCGCTCATTTTCAGCAAATCTAAACCTGCTGGTTTTGCAAAAAGCTCCAGTTGTGGTTTTTTTATACCGCTTCTATGTAGAGCCTGAACGATTATTGGGCGAGATGTTCTTCTAATAATTCTCTCTGGGTTCTCGAGGTCAACAGTGAGTGTCTTAATGGGCTTCATTCTCTGATATGTAAAAGGGTGAATTCCGCATGCGGAACAAATTGCGACTTGGCGTGCGAGCATTGTTTTACCGACACCCTCCGCAGCAACAACAATTACCCTCTCTTGGCGCTCTATGAGATTTGGTATCAACCAATCGTAGGAGTCATCATGTGTTTCATTTATGAACTCAGTCCATGAAACAAGGCGTCCAGCATCGAGAACTGGAGCAACATCAAGCGATGATATTAGCGAGTTAACCTTTGAAAGCCTTTGGACAATATTCATGTCCTCGCGCTGTATTATCGATAGAACTTTTTCTAGAGTTTCTTCTTCTTTTGTTAGCAGTTTTTCTTCTGTCTCAACAACTTCCGAATCTGCATACGCATCAACTTCTTCAAGCGTTTCCAGCGAGTGGCCGTCAACAGATAGGTGATCTGTAATGTCCTTTGCGACTGGTGATTTCCATACGTGAACAGTGCATCCAGCATTTTCGAGCTGTTTTCTTACTAGGTCTGCGTGCTCTAAGCCTGGCTTGTCATTATCTGCGATAATTTCAACAAAAGCCCCACTCAATACTTCTGTGTGTATGTCAAGCCACTTCCCAGCACCGCCAGGCATTGTTGTTGCAACAATCCCCATTTCGGTGAGGGTGTCGGCGTCTTTTTCACCCTCCACAACCCATATCGCATAGCCCTCTTCTTTCGCCTTGAGAACATAGGGAAGGTTGTAGAGGACTTTTGGCGTGTCCCCAAGTGAGTAAACCCATTGACCATTTCCAGCTGGTTTTCTCTGGCGGAATGTCTTTTTTCCGGACTCATCGAGGTATCTAACTTTTTGGAAAAGTAGATTTCCATTTTCATCAAGGTAGTTATAGGATTTGATGAATGTGAGTTCGCTTTTCTTTGGAGTTCTGTCTTCTTTTTTGTCGCCCATTAGATCCAAGGGCTGCATGTCTATCGCCTTGCAGATCTCCTCAAAGGAACATGCACCAGCGCCACGATGGCAAAACATCATGACATTTCCCCCATTGCCCTCTGCTATTGACAGCGAGGGATTTTGATCATCATTTCTGCATGGGCAACGAGCTTGCCATCCAGCAGATGTTTTTCTGACTGAATCAAGCCTGTCAAGAACCCTCTGGGTTTGCGGTAGTGGAGCGTTCACCTAGTTACCCGTTTGGCTTTTTCTGGGTAATAGTGCCAGTCGCTGCATTCATCGATCCTACACCGGGTATGGTTATTCTTCCATCACGCGTTAAGGAAATACCGCGACGAACACGCATTTGCGCTCGCTCCACCTCGGTGAGTCCACCCCAAGTTCCGAATGGCTCATGCCTCAATGAATATTCGAGGCAATGAATTCGTGATTCGCATCGCATGCATGTTTCTCGCGCAAAATTATCTTTGTTGGCGCGACTGATTCTTTCTTCATTAGATATATGCCCCCTCCGTGATGGCGGGAACCAGATATCTATTTCATGACCTTCGCAAAGACCATGCTCTGGAGCCAAATCATATTTGTCCATAAACCCCTCCCATTGAACAACATCACTGACCACCAAGCCTAGCGATGTCATTTGCTGACAAGAAAACGAGACCGCTTTTTATCACGAGCTGACCGTTCATGTCAACGATGCTTATGTCGACAGCATCAATCGGAACTGAAAATTTAGACGCTAAACCAGCACGTAATTTTTCAACACTTGTTTCAAATGATGTTATCGATTGCTCTTGTTCTGGTGCTATTTGTACTGGCGGAGCAGAGAGTGATTTCATCTGCTCGTTTATCTCACCGGCACGCAAACACCATACGCAGGCAAGCGTCTTGGAGGATGCAACTCTGGGGCGTGACTCTATATGCCCGCACGAAAGTTTGTGCTGATAGCGAACCTGGCCCCAGGCTCCAGTCTTCGTTACCTCTACAACTTCACGCTTGGGAGCACGGCGATGCTCTGTTGTCATGAAGGCTAGGGTTAGTTACTTTTTCTTGCCAAAAATGCGCTTAAGCCAAGAGACTTTCTTGCCGACGGTTGCCACCGTTTCGGCAGCAACAGCCTTTGCTTGATCAACTGCTGGCTGAATCTTCTCTTGATTGATGACATCATCAACCTTTTTAGCAAGGTTCGCTAGCGCATCCCGATCAACAAAGTCGTCAATTACGTCAACGACCTTTTTCGGAGCCTTGGGCTTAGCTGCCTTCTTTACTGGCTCAGCAGCCTTCTTTTGTGCTGGCTTCTTCGTTGCCTGCGCTTTGGGGGCTGATTTCTTTGAGCCATTTTTTTGTGGTGTTTTTTTGCTTGTAGCCATAGCCGAGATATTAGTAGAGGGGTATGTCCTCATGGCGGAATACATCCCCTACGGAATTAAATTAGGGCTTATTGTCTAGTTCATGGAGGACAGCTACTCAGATAATTTCAGTAAACTAGCGTTAGCTGCTACCTCGGCGCAGCTCGCAAAAACTATCGCTGTTAAGGATTATGGCGTAGGCGAGGATTTGACATTTAACTTTATGGGCTGGAACGGCGAGGATCTTGCCATTGTCTGCCAGATGAAAAAAGAAATGATGATTATAGACCCAGATGAAAGGGTCGTTAGATGTCAAAGCATGTGTTCATCATTGCGCAGTTACTGGGGGGTAACTGCAATAACAATGATTGCTGAGGGATACTGCTCAATGAATCCTGAAAAAACATCTGGAATAGAGTTAGCAAAGGCTTTTGCTGAACCAGATTCGGATGTTCAAGAATGTCTAACATTGACACATGCCGAAATATTGGATAATAAAAATGTTGAGGTTAACTTAATAGCTCTTCCATACAAATATCAAGTTGGCAGAGAAGTTGAATGGCTTGACATGCTCTTCTATCCAACCAAAGCACAAAAGGTTCTGAGGCAATCAAAGTATCCATTACTTTTGGAAAAGTCGCTCAAGGGACACATATCTCAAGATGCTGAACCTGAAGATTACGATCAGGCAAGGCAGTCAATCTATTCTGACGGATTTTATATTCAAGAATTTTACTAATGATAAAATATTATTATGCTAGACAACCCGTTTTACTCCAATTCAAGTCGCGAACCAAAAAGTAAAAGAATCTTTGATGACGTTTATCTGCTTGAATCACGTCGGGAACCATGCATAGTATGCGGACATCCAACTGGTGATTGTGCTGGTGAGTCGGGCCCGCCAGAGAGCATCGCTGGGTTCGGGACTATTGAGTCACTCATTGATGAACAAACATTCTACCTAGAGAGCGATGTTTACGAAGAGCGTCAAATAACGCCATTTAACAAGATCAAAGTTTTAATTCATAAAAAGGGAAAGCAAATTCCATTACGTGAAGCGGAAAGACTTGGGTTATGGTCTCCGCCACAAAAAAGTTAGAGTGATTTTAGACTCTTTCAGTATTGACAAATGAAGTACACTCGTTACTTCAACCAAACATCGCACCTAGGAAAGCTATGACAATTCTTGATCAATCATTCGTAGATTCGTATTCCCTAAAAACAGCCCCATGGGGTTTTAGCGGACTGGGGGAAATAGTTTTCCTCCGCACATACAGTAGAAAAAAAGAAAATGGAGAAACAGAGACGTGGCCGGAAACGATCCAGCGTGTAATCGATGGAGCTCACGCAATTGGTGTTCCATACACAAAGCAAGAAGCAGAAACTCTTTTCGACCACGTATTCAATCTGCGTTGTTCATTCAGCGGTAGAGCCCTGTGGCAGCTCGGGACGCCGATGGTTGAGAAGTTCGGCGGAGCTTCACTTAATAACTGCT